CCAGTTGGGGCAGGTGCCTCATTTGCATTTACAGCAGGAACCGCAACAACTTCAACAGCATTTTCAGTTCAGTCTGATACTTTGAGAGTAGTTGCTGTTGGTGCAGCTGCACACGTTGCAATTGCAGCAAGTCCTACTACATCAGTAACTGATTACTACATTCCCTCGGGGACTGCGATAACTCTTGCATTGACAAAGGCATCTAATAGAGTAGTTGGTGTTACCACTGGAACATCAACGATTCTAACCTTTGCAGAAGGAACTCAGGCACCGTTTGGTGTTGGTGATTATATCAGTCTAACTGCAAGTGGACAATCATATTATGATTTCTCTCATCAGAGAGTTGCATCAGTAGATACATCTTCTGGTGTAAGTGGATATTTCCAAAGTAGAATTACCGTAAGTTATAATTCAAGTGGAATTGCAACTGCATTTGCTCCAACTGATGCAACTGCAGTTATTTCTCAAAAGATTGCTGCTGTTGGAGCAGGTGGCGGTGGAACACTTTATTATCAACAAGTTCAAATTACCAATCAAGCATAACAATGAAACTCATCAGAGAAGAGATAGAACAAGTAGAATTTATCGTTGAAAATCGCAACGGTAAAAAGTCACTCTATATTGAAGGTGTTTTTCTACAAGGAAACATCAGAAACCGTAATGGTCGTATGTATCCTATGGAAACTCTTCGTCGTGAAGTTCAAAGATATAGTGAAAATCACATTCTTGCAGGAAGAGCTCTTGGAGAACTCGGACATCCTGACGGTCCTACTGTCAATCTTGATAGAGTTTCTCACAAAATTGTTTCTTTGAGAGAAAGTGGTTCAAACTTTATTGGTAAGGCAAAAATCCTTTCTACTCCTATGGGTAAGATTGCAGAATCACTCATTAGTGAAGGTGTAAAACTTGGTGTTTCTTCTCGTGGTATTGGTTCCCTCAAACTGACAAGAGAAGGAATCAATGTCGTCGGTGAAGACTTTATGCTCGCTACTGCTGCTGATATTGTTGCAGACCCTTCTGCCCCTGATGCATTTGTTCACGGAATTATGGAAGGTAAAGAGTGGGTCTGGGATGGTGGTGTTCTTCGTGAGAAGTATGCAACCAAGACTTATGCAAGAATTAACACTCTTGTAGACCAAAAGAAACTTGATGAACAAAAATTAGATTTGTTCAATGATTTTCTCGCAAATCTTTAAATTATAAATAAATATAGATTTAATACAGGTAAATCGGAGAGTTCAAATGTCTCGTGGAGATCTACAAGAAATGGAAGTGGGCACTAAGCAATCCAGAACTGCTGTGAATGCGAATGCGAAAGCAGCAGATTCTATGCCAAAATTGTCTGGAAATTTGCCACCAGGGCAAACTGGTAGTTGGGAAGACCTTGGAGGTCCTACCCCAGAAAACTATAAGCCAGATGATGATTCGGCAAAACTAAAAACCCCAGGTGCAACACTCAAGCAAGTCAGAGATGTTGTAAACAAGGGTGCTAAGGCTGCCGATCCTATGAAAGGTATGAAGGAAGATTCTGACTATGATGAATCTCTTTTAGAAGAAGAGGGAAGAGAAAATGAAAATAGTACAAAAGATCAAGAAGAAGATAAAAGAGAATATGATAAGAATGGTAAAAAGAAACCTCCCAAATCTAAAGAAGATGATAAGGCTCAGGAAGATGCAATGGAAGAATCCTTCCAAATTGAAGATGATGTAAATGCTCTTCTTGGTGGAGAAGAACTCTCCGAACAATTCAAGGCAAAGGCAAAGACAATCTTTGAAGCTGCCCTGAAATCAAAAGTTGGCGAAATCAAAGAAGCACTTGAAATTCAATATTCCGAAGCACTTTCTGAGGAAGTTGAAGAAATCAAGGTTGAACTTTCCGAACGTGTAGATGCATACCTTGAGTATGTATCTGATGAGTGGTTCACTGAGAACGCACTCGCAATTGAAGGCGGTCTCAAGACCGAAATGACTGAATCATTCCTTGAAGGAATGAAAGGTCTTTTTGAAGATCATTATGTAACAATCCCTGAAGATAAATATGATGTACTTGAGAGCATGGTAAATAAACTTGATGATATGGAGACAAAACTCAACGAGCAGATTGAGAAAAATGTTTCCCTTAACAGGCGTCTCGCAGAGTCGGTTGCTGATGGAATCTTAGATCAGGTTTCTGAGGGACTTGCTTCCACTCAGAAAGAGAAGCTCGCTTCACTTGCCGAAAGTGTTGAGTTTGAAAGTGAGGAAGAATATCGTGAGAAACTGGAGATCTTGAAGGAGTCATACTTCTCAAGAACAGTATCTCCATCTGCAAAGACTGAGACTCTTTCAGAAGGCGTAGACGTTGCTCATGAGTCACACTCAGGTTCAATGGCTGCTTATCTGAGAACTCTTTCAGCATTTAGCAAATAATTGAATTTAACATTTAATCAAACAAAAACATTCACTTAAAAAGGTAAACGCAAATGTTTCAATCAGAACATCTGCAGGAAAAGTGGGCACCTCTCCTCAATTATGAGGGTCTTGATCCAATCAGAGATTCCCATCGTAGAGCGGTAACCGCTGTCCTGCTAGAAAACCAAGAAAAATTCCTCAGAGAATCAGCAGCATTTGATTCGGGTATCAACCTGATGGAAGCACCAACCAACGCAACTGGTACTGGTGGTTTCACTGGTGGTTCTGCTGCCGGTGGTCCTACCGCAGGTTTCGATCCTGTTCTGATCTCCTTGATCAGACGTTCAATGCCTAACCTTGTCGCTTATGACTTGGCTGGTGTTCAACCAATGAGCGGTCCTACTGGACTTATCTTTGCAATGCGCTCCCGCTATACCAACCAGAGCGGTAACGAAGCATTCTTCAACGAAGTTGATTCTGCCTATTCTGGTCAAGATGGTGGTTTTGACGTTGTTGGATTTGGTAGCACAGCTGTTGGTATTGGTACTTCAGTTCAATCTGGAACCAACCCATCAGTTCTGAACCCAACTGCAACTGCGGATCAAACTACATACACCGTTGGACAAGGTATGCCAACGGGTGACGCAGAAAACCTTGATGGCACTACGACTAATGCTTTCAACCAAATGGCTTTCTCAATCGAGAAAGTTACGGTTACTGCAAAGTCACGCGCTCTGAAGGCTGAGTATTCACTCGAACTCGCACAAGATCTCAAGGCAATTCATGGTTTGAATGCTGAAGCGGAATTGGCAAACATTCTCTCAACAGAAATTCTTGCTGAAATCAACCGCGAAGTTATTCGTACCATCTACAAGGTTGCTGAGCAAGGTGCAGTTCAAAACACCGCTACTGCTGGTGTATTCGATCTCGACGTTGACTCCAACGGTCGTTGGTCAGTTGAGAAGTTCAAGGGTCTTCTTTTCCAAATCGAGCGTGATGCTAACGCAATCGCACAAAGAACTCGTCGTGGAAAGGGCAACATCATCATGTGCTCTGCTGACGTTGCTTCAGCACTCACCATGGCTGGTGTTCTCGACTATACCCCTGCACTCAACGCTAACCTCAACGTTGATGACACTGGCAATACTTTTGCTGGTACATTGATGGGCAAATTCCGTGTCTACATCGACCCATATTCTGCTAACCTGACTACTGCTAACGCAACTCCAGGTAACCAGTATTATGTTGTTGGTTATAAAGGTGGTTCACCTTATGACGCTGGTATTTTCTACTGCCCTTATGTTCCTCTCCAAATGGTTCGTGCCGTTGGTGAGAACTCCTTCCAACCCAAGATTGGATTTAAAACCAGATACGGTCTGGTTGCAAACCCATTCGCAGAAGGAACCACTCAAGGACTTGGTAGACTTCAAACCAATGCAAACCGTTACTACAGACGTGTTGCTGTGAAAAATCTTATGTGAGCCTTTCTCACAAAAGTTCTCAAGGGGATCCGAAAGGGTTCCCTTTTTTTATCTAAATATTTAAAAAAACAATGGCAACACAAATTGAGAATAGAAATTTTTTATCACCTACAGGGTTTAAATTTCTATTAAAAAGAAGTCCCAAGGTTGCATTTTTCTGCAATGAAGCAAATATTCCAGATTTAAATCTTGGTATTGCAGTTCAAACAACATACTTAAAGGATATTGATCAACCGGGAGATAAAATAGTTTTTGGTGATTTAAATCTCAAATTTCTTGTTGATGAGAATCTTGAAAATTATATGGAGATTCAAAAATGGATTCGTGGTCTTGGATATCCAGAAAATTTGGATGAGATTTATAAATTGCAGAATGATGGATTTATAAATGCAAGATATAATCAAAAAGGAATGGACATTTATTCCGATGGTACTCTTCAAATATTGAAAAGTAGTTCGATTCCAAATTTTCAAATAATTTTTAAAGATTTATTTCCATATTCAATTTCAACATTATCCTTTGATGCCACCGCAACCGATGTTCAATACTTTACAGCAGACGTATCTTTCAAGTATACTATTTACAATATAGTAGATCTTTCCGGAAATCCTTATGAGCCTTGATATTGATACAATTCAAAAAATGTGGGTGGAAGATGCTAAGATTGATCCAGATAATCTTCATACAGAGTCTTTAAATATCCCCATCCTACATTCAAAATATTATGATTTATATAATACCATCACTCTCCTAAAAAAGAAAGCAGAACAACAAAAGAGAAATATTCGCCACGAACGTTATGAATACTTTACTGGAAAGGCAGATCCAGAAGTTTATGTAGAAAATCCCTTTCCAAAAAAGATACGTGATAAGGATACTTTACAAAAATATATGGATGCAGATGAGAAACTTTCCCAAGTATCTCTCAAAATTGAGTACTATGAAACTATGCTAAATTATATTGAGAGTATTCTTAAGGTAATTCAAAACCGAACTTATCAGATTAAGAATGCTATCGAATTTATAAAATTCCAGGCAGGATATGGTTGATACAGCAGATCTTATTATACAGAAATCCAACGAAGTATTTTTAAAAATAAAAACAGAACCTCACATTGAATATGAGTTGAGAGACCATTTCAAGTTTGAGGTTCCTGGTGCAAAGTTTATGCCTCAGTATAGAGGTAGAAATTGGAATGGAGAAATCCATCTATTTGATTGTAGATCCAAACAAATTTATGTGGGGCTTTTAGATAAAGTAATAAGTTTTTGTGAGCAGTTTAATTATACTTACAAGTTCGAAGATAATAAGTTTTACGGACAACCCTTTGAAGTAAATGAACAAATTTCATTTGAGGGTGTCAAGGATTATATGCAATCTATTTGCACTCATTCTCCTCGACAGTATCAAGTAGAGGGAGTATACGAT